AAACGAAGGTGATTTAGGTCAACTATATATTTGGAACACTAATATAGAAGACTATGAAGTTTCCATTCCAGAATATAATTGGGTGCTTGGTACTTCTGATATTACAGATAAAACATTCTTTGTTACTGACTTAACATCTCCAGAAGTATTTGTTGCTAATGGAAAAACATTTTATCGAGAATTTTCTTATGTTCGTGGAATTCGTGTAGTAGTAGAAACAATGAATAAATTTGACTCCACCTTTGATTTAATTGAAATGTCTCCAAGACTTATTGTAGATATGACAGATAGTGTTAAATCATATAGTGTAAAGAAAATACTATCAGATTTAAATCAAGGTGCTTTACCAGTTGGTCAACTACTTGCATCAACAGGTAGCCTAGAATTATTTGACTATGATCAATCATTTAATGAATATAATGAAAACAGCATTATTCACGGATTCATATCAAAAAACATTAAATTTATGTTTTATGAAGTTATTAAAGAAGTAGATGCATATGATTATTTTGTTCCAATAAAAACTTTATACTCAGAAGGCATACCACAGTCTGGTGACAACCCAGTAAACATATCTATAGATCTTAGAGATTTTTATTTCTATCTTGAATCAATGCCAGCCCCAAGACTTTTAGCAACAAATGCGTCATTGAGTTATGCAGTTGCAAGTTTATTAGACTATGTTGGATTTACAAACTATACATTTTACAGAGCACCAAATGAAACAGAACCTGTAATCCCATATTTCTTTATTGGACCAGATCAGAATGTTGCTGAGGTTCTTGCACAGTTAGCAGTATCTACACAATCTGCTATGTTTTTTGATGAATATAATAATTTAGTTGTAATGAGCAAAGAGTATATGTTGCCAACAGAAGAAACTAGAGATGTTGACTTTGCTTTAATTGGAACTAACAATCAGGTTCAAAATGGTGTAATTAGAAATTATTCTCAATCTGCTTTACTTCCTAACATTATTGCTTTATCTTCAAAAGAGAAAAAGGTATTTAATGATGGAAAAATTAATTTTACACAAAGATATATACAAAGATCTTATGGAAGTATAAGACAATCAACAATGGTTGATGCTGATAAAAATTGGATTTATAAGCCAGCACTTCTTTGGGAAGTATCTGGAACTGAGATGACAAAAACAATCAACGAGGTAGCATCTCAACAGGGTCAGTATGTTCTTGGTGCTATGCCATTAAATTCTGATTTAACAGATCAAGTGCCACAAGTTGTATTGAATCAACTTGTAAACAATGTTATTGATTTTGGTGAAAATGTTTATTGGATTACAAGAAACCAGGGATACTTTTACTCAAATGGAGAAATCATTAGATATGATGCTGTTGAATATAATGTTACAGGAATAGGAAATGTTTGGATTACAAATAATCAAGAATATCAAAACTACATCTCTAAACTTCCATTCAACGGAAAAATTTATCCTACAGGTCTAGTTAGAATATTTAGTACACCATTCTATGAAACTGTTGATGGTATAGCACGATTGCAAAATGGTGCTGTATTTGAACACGGTAGAGGTCAATTTGGAACACCAGTAGTATCTCATAGTTCTGGTCTTAACTCTCATTGGACTGATATCAATAATAGCAATGGTTGTTTTATGGAGTCAAACTTATTGTTTAACACTAAAGATACAGAGTTGTTAGTTGAAGGTGAAGACTTTCCGAATACCACAACAGGGGCTGCTGGAATTGACTCTGGTTTATTTTATACCCAATCATCACGAACTGGCATTATTAAAAACTTTTTATCATCATCAAAAGTTACTGAGACAGAAGCAAACTATTTAAGAACAACACAAACAGGAACGGTTCAATCTTCTGCATTAATATTAAATGGTCCAGGATTTGAGTCTAGTCAATCGCCACTTAACTTTATATCATATGTTCACAAGCCTTTAACTGGTGGTGCATATAAACATTTTGGCACTAGAATGAGAATTGTTGGAAGAATTGAAAATAGTTTGTCACGACTTCAAAATGCTGTTGGTAGCACATCCTATTTCCAAGTTCCATCAACACAACCAGATGTATCTTTAAATATTGATGGGGGATCTGGTGGTATTGGAATTATGGTTAATCCAAACACTAATAATGGATATTACTTTGAGATTGTTGCTCTTACTCAAAACAACATAGAGTCTTATATGAGACAAAATACACCAAATGATATAGAAAAGAATGTTTATATTAACAATGTTGTTTTTTATAAAATTATGAAAAAGGTTGACTCTCCCGACACAGAAAAAGCAATTCCAGTAAAACTATGGGGAGGTCTAACAAAGATTCTTGTTGACGATGGAAAGTTTACTGGTCAGTATCGTGTTACAGGTGAAGAAAATCCAACAGTGTATGACTTAGCAGTTGAATATGAAAAGGTTGGTGGATTATTAAGGTTCTACCTATACATCAATAATAAACTTATTGCAACTGTTGACGATCCAAATCCATTACCAGTTCGACAAAGTGTTGTGCTATTTACACGAGGTGCTTCACGATGTATGTTTGAAAATGTATATGCTTTATCTGAAAACTATGCACAGAACACAGTGTTTACAGTTGCTCAGCCACTATCTAAAGTTTTTGGAGATAAAGAAATAAATGTTAACGAAGCATTGCGTAAATATTCTATGAGTGGTATTTTACAGTCCACATATCTGTCGGGTATTAGTGGAATACAACCACCAGAATACAAGATGTATTTTGATGAGTTTGGAACTGTTATGCGTGAGTGTGCATATTTTGATATTAAATATGATAAGGCATACCCTGCTTTATATGCTAAACTATCTCCTACATTTAATAGGATTAAAGGATATACAACATCAGGATTTTATGCAGACTCATATGGTGCAGAGTTCTTAATATTTAATGCTACCGATTCAGCACTAAACCTTGATGAAACAACAGGTAACTATTTAAGAATTCAAGGTATAACATTTACTCAAGATACAACATATGAGTATAGTGTTGATCAATACTTTAAGAAGAATGCCAACCTTTCAAATCCAGATTTAAATTTTGATAGTACCTTGCGTAGATCACCACTTGTTGAAAAGGCTAAGTATGATGAAATTAAATTAAGCAGAATGGTTTATGGAAAGAATGAATTTACTTTAGACACACCTTATATTCAGACACAAGATGATGCAGAAGAACTAATGGGTTGGATTATTAATAAAATTATGAAACCTAGAAAATTAGTCGGTGTAAAAGTATTTGCTATACCAACAATACAATTAGGAGACATAGTTACTCTTAACTATAAAGATAGAGATGGTCTAGACCTGGTAACACCAGAGGATGTTAGATTTGTTGTTTATAACATTGAGTATGAAAGAGGTACAGAAGGTCCAAGTATGACTCTGTACTTAAGTGAGGTGTAAGATGGATAGAGACGAAGAGAAGAAAAAGCCTATTAACAAGAGAAGGGCTAAAAGAAAAGAAAAAAGTACAGGTGGAACTGTTCCAAGAGCGTGGGAAAGAGATCCAATTTCTGTTGTAGATCCTGAGCCAATCAATCAAGTCATTCCTGTTACACCTCCAAGTGTTACTCAGTCTGTCAAGTCTGCTACTCCAGAAATTATTTTGATGGATGATGAAGCACTTCCTATTGAAATAATGACGGATCTTATATTTGAAGATATTGGTGGTCAAGAACTTATTGATATATCTCGAAATGATATTATTAATGGAGAGACAATAGCCTACCAGTTGATTAAAAATCTGTCCCTTGTTCAGCAGCAATATAATCCAAACAATATACTTAGCCTACAGCAGACTTCTGATAAATATTTTAATAATTTCCCCATTAAACTTAATTTAAGGGCTGATTCTACTGTTATCTATAGAAATGCTTCAGATCGGGGTATTACCATAGAATTAACAGACATTGCTGATGATGAAGAAGTAGAGGTCCAGATAGCAACTAATGGTATAATAGAAGAGGTTGATTTGATATGATTACAGACAAAGGCAAAAGCATTATCGGCAAGTATTTGCTAGGACAGGCTCCAGCATACGCCTCTTATATTGCTATTGGGTGTGGAGCAAAGCCACTAGGAAATCTTGAGACTCCTGGAGACTATAGTGCTAAGACATCTTTAGACTTTGAAATGTTTCGTGTTCCAATATCTTCCAGAGGATTTGTGGAAGAAGATGGGGTATCAAAGATTGTGTTGACAGCAGAACTACCAACAGAAGAAAGATATGAAATTTCTGAAATTGGAATTTATTCTGCTGGTTCAAATCCTTCCGCAGCATCTATCGATAGTAGAACTATTTTTGGTTTTAGTACAGCAGAACAATGGAGAATTCAAAATGCTGGATTAATTCCACAAATCACTTCACCACTAGCAGATGGCAGCGATACAATTACAACAACTGAAACTATCTTTCAAGCAAATGCTGACAATATATCTTTTACATCTACTCAAAGACCGTTTGAGCGTGGTAGATTTTATAACAATATGATTTTGATGCGTGGAGATACATCAAATCTTTATTTAAGTGGTGGCAATCTTGCAGTTGCAACTGGTTCAACACAAATAAATTTAAGTGGTATTCGTGCAGAATTTGGTAAAAATGCACCAACAGATGAATTGCGTTTAGTATTTTCTGTTGTTCATAAATCAGCAACTGCACCAGAACCAGAAAATGTTAGGGTTATGATTGAGTTTGGTGATCAAACATCATCAGCAAATTATGCCAGATTTGAAGTTAAACTTAGTGCAAGTGATTATAATTTTTCAACCAATAGATATTTGCTAGTTTCAAAACAATTACAAGACTTGGTTTACTCTAGTAACTTTAGTTGGTCAGCAGTAAATACAGCAAAAATTTATGCCTGTGCTATGGAAAAACAATTAATAGCCAGCAAAAATATTACAGACAATGTTGCTACTTTAACATTTACTTCTGCTCACGGTCTAACAACTGGAGATATAATTACTGTGGTAGACTCTTCAGAACTATTTGGAGTTATATCTGGTGTAAGAACAGTTACAGTTACAGACTCAACTACAATAACATTTCCTGTTACTGCAACTAATCAAGTCACTGCTGCAGGTGGAGGGGCTTATATAGAAGTACCATCTTCAAATTACTACATATCACTTGATGCAATGAGATTAGAAAATGTTTCGACACAAAATCCACTTTATGGATTGACTGGATATGCAGTAGTTAAAAACTTTGATGGAGAAACAGTTCTTAAAAACCCAAATACAAACAACTATGTTGAGTTTAGGTTTGTTTTGGGGGTAACATAATGGCTATTAAGTATATAAACATTGAGCCAAATGAATTACCATATATACAAACAGACGATACAGGTGAACCATATTATGCTGTAAGGTATCGCATTGTATCTGAAGATAGAAATAGGTTTTCACATTGGTCTCCAACTATTCGCATAGATTATCCAGATACAATTCCATATACTGCTGAAGAACGAATTCATTTAAATACTGTTGGTCAATCACCAAAAACATTGATAGCAACTTGGTCAAGTCCAATACCAGCACAAACAATTTATGATGATGTAGAGACATTTGATATTTTTATCCAATGGAAAGATAACAATCAGATTGCTATAGGAACTTGGTTTTATGTAACAACTGTAACTGCAAATACATTTTCTACTTTAATACCTGAAGATTCAAGTATTAAACATCTAGACTTAGCAATACAATTACCAACAATAAAAAGAGAAAGGAATACTAAGATTACTCTATTTTTAGTAGAGAACCATAATCTTAATTAGGAGGAAATATGGCAAAAGTACCACTACCAGAACGAGGACAACCATTAGATGTCGGATATATTTATAAGTTAGCCGAAAGTGTTAATGATATATCAACACAGGTGTCATCAGCAACATACAACTATACAACAGTTGATACTGTAAGTGCTGGAAAACAAAATATTAAAACATCTGAAGCAAGAGTCATTGGTGGATATGTAGAGGTTGCAAATAACTCTACAGTTCAGGCAGCATCTGAAAAACCATTTACCTACGACTTTCCAGGGGACTTCAAGTATGCCCCAATTGTAACTGCTACACCAGTAAACATTGGTAATACACCTGCTGGTCAAAATGTCACAATCATTTTGAAAACCATTACCACTTCACGAATTGAAGGAGTTGTTCGTTTCGGTGCGTCTGGAGATTTATCTCTTGCAGTTAATTTGATTGCGATAGGAATTCCAAACTAATGTTGATGTGTAAAAAGTGTGAAGGAAGAGTTATGGTTGATAGAGCCTACTCTTCAATGGATCATATTGAGACTTACTGCATTAGATGTGGGGAGAGAAAATTTTTTCATCCGCCCACAGCAACAGGGGAGGGAATGTGGATTCTTCAAAAAGAAATCTTGAGGTCGAAGAATACAATAACTCCTCTGTAATCAAGGGTAGCCAGAAGGTCTGGTTTCTAAACGGAGACTTAGTGCGTGTTCATCACAGTTCTAGATCTACAGGTATGGTCTCTCTTTATAATATAAATAAAGATAGATTAGAGAATTGCCTTTTGTCCGATTTTAAAAGATTTAGACAACGAGCATATACAGTAGGAGAGACCGCTATTCTGATTAACAGACACAAAAAATATATCCCTAGTTTGATTAAGCGTGGTGTCATTCCGCCCCCTGTAGGGTGCAGCAAGGACGGTAAAAGGGGATGGCAGATAAGATCATACTACTCTGAAGACCACATCCGTGAGATTCGTGATATACTTGCTAGTATACATATTGGACAGCCAAGAAAAGACGGCTTAGTGACAAATAATATGACTCCTACCTCCCAGGAGTTGACAAGAAAAATGGGAGATGGTATACTTACATATACAAGGACTGAAGATGGTCGCTACATCCCAGTTTGGACAGAGAGCATATAACCTAGGAGGTTAAAGGTGGAAGAGCGAAATGATACAAAAGTGTCTGTGACACTTGGATATACCCTTAATTTGGGTAACTTTCAATCCCTAAGACTAGATCTTGGTGTGGTTGATTCAAAGCGAGATGGTGAGTCAGTAAATGATGCTATGGAACGAGTCTATACATTTGTTGAATCTAAACTTGCTGAAAAGATTAATGAAGCCAAGTCAGAAATTACTGAATAATGGCTGACCGCAAAGACCGTATGGCTTTGCTCAGTAGATACAAGAAATTACACTTGCAACGATATGAGTCAAAGTCAACACTCAATATCAATGTAGAACAATGGTCTGCAGATGCACTTGTTGAATCGTATGGTTTACAAGAGTGCTACGATCTGCTAGAATATTATTTCAAGGTAAGTCCAAATCCTTCGTGGTCTTACTTCGCATATAATGCAGAAAAGATTGTGAAAGCAATTCAAGATGTAGAGAAGGACAATGAAGAACGCAGGGTGCGTAGAGAACTAGCAAAGAAATGGTTAAACAATGAATGATTTAGAAGCAAAGGTATTGTCAGCAGTACTCAAAGATAAACAAATTCATATATTGCTACAAGCAAACCTAGATAATTTGCTTACAAGTCATAATGATGTTTGGAATTTTATTAGAAATTATTCTGAGCAGAATTCTACATTGCCACCACTAACTTTAGTAGTTGAGAAGTTTCGTGACTTCCATCCTGTTGAAGATGTCGGGGCAACTAAACATCATCTTGAAGAATTACAGTATGAATATTTAAATGACAGCGTAAAGAGTATTCTTCGTAATGCTGCAACAGAAGTACAAAATGGAAAGCCTGTAGATGCACTTAACCAACTCATTACACAGACTTCAGAATTAAAAAAGAATACATCCCTAGTTAGAGACTTGGATGTCACCGATACAGATTCTACTGTTTCCCATTTTGAAAATGTACAGCGTATGAATGAAGAAGGATTTGTGGGTATTAAAACTGGACTGCCAGGATTTGATAACTACCTGCCTTCTGGAATCACTCCAGGACAGTTGGGAGTATTCCTTGCTTATCCAGGTATTGGAAAGTCCTGGTTGGCTCTCTATTTTGCTGTACAGGCTTGGAAACAGGGTCGTGTGCCTTTGATTGTAAGTCTTGAAATGTCTGAGACAGAGGTTCGTAATCGTGTCCTAACCATTATGGGTGAAGGTCTATGGTCACACCGCAAACTGTCAAATGGTGAAGTAGAACTTGAGATGATGAAGAAGTGGCATAGCAAGGAGATTGCTAACAAAGCACCATTCCACATTATTTCAAATGATCAGGGTGGCGAAATTAATCCGTCAGTCCTGCGTGGTAAAATTGACCAATACAAGCCTGACTTTGTTATCGTTGACTATCTACAATTGATGAGTCCAAATCAGAAGTCTGAGAATGAGACTGTTCGTATGAAGAACTTGTCACGAGAACTTAAGTTAATGGCTATTGCAGAAGAGATTCCAATTATTGCAATTTCATCTGCTACACCTGATGATGTGAATGATTTAAGTACCGTTCCAACATTAGGTCAGACTGCGTGGTCTAGACAGATTGCGTATGATGCAGACTGGGTAATGGCATTAGGTAGAGCAACTAATAGTGACATCATTGAGTGTGCTTTCCGTAAGAATCGTAATGGTTTTATGGGTGAGTTCTTAGTACAAACAGACTTCGATAGAGGATACTATAGATACAAGGATTATGAATAAATTGGTATAATTGGTGTATGAATTATCATCATAAACCGATTAAAAGATTCTTCCTTGAGGGGGTAATCTATGATGATGGATTCTTACCAAGAATGAAACAAGAATATATCAATTTACTAACACTTGAGATGAAACACGATGGATATGTACCAAGATTTGACATTGACCCAGATTTTACGATAGAATATATAGAAAGCAATAGTACATTTGGATTTACCCTGTCGGTATACGGAGTGTATGTAGGAAAGAGAAAGAGCGAATGGATACAAGGAATAGACGGACATCGACCAATTTATATACAGAACAGCAAATTAAACGAGTCATCGAAGGCTCAGGTATAGATATTGAAGGCGAAGTAGACTCAGATTTTCTAATCTTCTGCCCTTATCACAATAACACTAGAACTCCTGCTGGAGAAATATCAAAAGAGAATGGTACATTTTTCTGTTTCTCGTGTCACGAAGTAAGACCTCTAATCGAATTCGTAATGTTTACAACTAATCGATCATACTTTGAGGCAGTTCGTTTTATTAAGAGTAAAGAGCAAGCAAGCAATATTGAGCAAATTGTAAATAAGGCTTTATATGTTGCACCAGACTTTGTCCAATTTGACGAGGTATTGTTAAAGCGACTAAACAATCAAGCACTAGAATCACCTAGAGCATTACGATATTATGAAGGTCGTTTGATTACAAGACAATCAGTTGTTAAATTTAATTTAGGATTTTCCGAGAAGCAGGATATGGTTACTATTCCAGTTCAATCTCCTGATGGTATGGATATCGGTTTTGTTGGAAGGTCAGTAGAGGGTAAGGAATTTAAGAATACCCCAGGACTTCCAAAATCTAAGATTCTGTTCAACTTGCATAGAGTTAAGAATCAGAATACAATATATGTTGTGGAGTCCACATTTGATGCTATTAGATTAGATCAAGTCGGGCTTCCAGCAGTTGCAACTCTTGGCTCTAATGTGTCAAGAATGCAAACAGATTTGCTAGATAAATACTTTAATAATATTGTATTGATAGCAGATAATGACGAGGCAGGACAAAGTATGTCTAATAAGTTACAAGAAAGACTTTCAGGCAAACTTTCAATTGTTAAGTTAGATAAGAAATATAAGGATATAGGCGATATGGATAATGACGAACTCAGAAATCTTGAGTTTCGATTTGACAATTCTATTTCGTCTATGCTAAAATAGTGTATACACAAAAGATAGGAAAAATAATATGAGCGTAGTAAAGGGATTAAAAAATATAAACGCCCTGCTTGATAAACCAAAAGATAGTAATGCACCAAAGGTTCGTTGGTTGAATCTAACTGACGGACAGGCTGCAAAGGTTCGTTTCATTAACGAATTAGATACAGACTCACCAGCATATGCAGAGTCTCGTGGTCTTGCAGTTGTAATTGCAGAACATTCAAATCCAAAAGACTATAAGCGTAAGGCTGCTTGCACAATGGAAGCACAAGGTCGATGCTATGGTTGTGAAATGGCTCGCAAAGAACCTAAGAGTGGCTGGCGAGCACGACTTCGATTCTACATCAATGTTCTTGTTGATGATGGACTAGAAGATCCTTATGTTGCAGTTTGGTCACAAGGCGTGAGCAAGCAATCAGCATTTAACACGATTCGTGAATATGCACTTGAAACAGGTGGTATCTCAAATCTTCAGTGGAAGATTAAGCGTAACGGACTAGGTACAGAAACCAACTATACCTTGATTCCAACACCTGACAAGTCAGAATACAAATGGGAAGAACTAGAACTTTTCAATCTTGAAAAGGTAGTTCGTGAAGTAGATTATACTGAGCAAGAAGCGTTTTATTTCGGATTCGATACTCCATCTACTTCTACCACTAATACGGAATGGTAAGATCCGTATGAACTATGTCGGCTTGCATGTACACACACATTATTCACTCATGGATGGAGTTGCTACTCCACAAGAATATGTGGATAGAGCGTTATCTCTTGGTATGTCAGCATTGGCTATCACTGATCACGGTTCTTTATCTGGTCACAGAGAAATGCATCGAATTGCTACACAGGCTGGCATAAAACCGATTCTTGGTGTAGAAGGTTATATGACTACGAATAGGTTTGATAATAGGCAGAAAGCAGATCGCACTGACCCATTAGATCAAAACTATCATCATATAATCCTTCTAGCCAAGAACCAGGTAGGTCTAGAAAATCTCAATAAGATTAATGAGATTGCTTGGACAGAAGGTTTCTTTTCTAAGCCACGATTTGATTTTGAGGTATTAGAAAAGTATAGCGAAGGTCTTATTGTTACTTCTGCTTGTTTAAGTGGTTGGGTAGCAAAGGCTGTAGAACTAGGCGAACTAGCAGTAGCCAAAGAAAAGATTAGTTGGTTCAAGGATGTATTTGGTGATGATTATTATTTGGAAGTTATGCCACATAATCCACCAGAAGTAAACAGGGGTATTCTTGAACTAGCAGATGCATTTGGTGTTAAGCCTGTAGTTACTCCTGATTGTCATCACTCTGATGTAGACCAAAAAGTAATCCAAGAGATGATGCTTATTCTCAATACTCACGCCAAACTAGAAAAGGGTGTGACATTTGATAAGTCTAAGAAGTATGAAGATATGATGGAACGCCTAGACTATTTGTATGGCAAAGATAGAATGATGTCGTTTAATCGATTTGATATTCACTTGTTGTCATACGAACAAATGAAAGAGGCTATGGCAAAGCAAGGATTCGACAGACAAGATATGTTTGAATCTACGCTTGAGATTGCTAATAAGATTGAGCAGTACGATATCAAGGAAAACCTTGACTTACTACCTGTTCAATATGATGATCCACAAGCACAGTTGCACAAGTTAGCAATTGATGGTTTAGAACAACGCAAACTCACAAGTAAGCACACAGGTGATACTGTCTATGAAGACAGGCTCAAAGAAGAGTTAGAAATTATTAAAGATAAGAACTTCGGGGCTTACTTCTTAGTTGTTCGTAATATGTTGAATTGGGCTAAGGAGAATGACATTATGGTCGGTCCTGGTCGTGGTTCATCTGCAGGATCTTTGCTTTGCTATGCATTAGGAATTACAGATATTGATCCAATTGAACACGGACTTCTGTTCTTCCGATTTATTAATCCTGAGCGTAATGACTTCCCTGATATTGACTCTGATATTCAAGACTCACGCAGAGATGAAGTAAAAGATTACCTTGTACAAGAATATAAAAATGTTGCATCTATTGCTACCTTCCTTCAGTTTAAGGATAAGGGTGTAGTACGAGATGTAAGTCGTGCATTGAATATCCCACTACCTGATGTTAATAAAGTTCTCAAGTCTGTAGATACTTGGGATGAATATTGCACATCAAAGAATGCTCAATGGTTTAGAGATAAATACCCTGAAGTGGAGAAATATGGAGAACAACTTCGTGGTCGTATTAGAGGTACTGGCATACACGCTGCTGGCGTTGTTACTTCTAAAGATCCTATTTTTAAATACGCACCGTTGGAAACACGGTCTTCTACTGGTAGCGATGGTCGTATACCTGTCGTTGCGGTGGATATGGAAGAGGCTGCACAAATCGGACTCATCAAAATTGATGCTCTTGGACTCAAAACCTTATCAGTCATCAAAGACACACTAGACATTATTGAAAAGCGAGAGGGTAAAAAGATTAACTTGCTTGATGTCAAAATGGACGATGCAAATGTCTATCAGATGTTGTCAGATGGTTATACAAAAGGTGTGTTTCAATGTGAAGCAACACCATACACAAACCTTCTTGTAAAGATGGGTGTAAAGAATTTGGAAGAACTATCTGCATCCAATGCACTTGTTCGTCCTGGTGCTATGAATACTATTGGTAAACTTTATCTTGATAGAAAACACGGACGATCAAAGATTAGTTACTTACATCCAATCATCAAAGAGTTTACAGAAGAAACCTATGGTCTAGTTTTGTACCAAGAACAGGTTATGCTTGCTTGTGTTAAGTTGGGTGGTATGTCAATGGCAGAAGCAGATAAGGTTCGTAAGATTATTGGTAAGAAGAAAGATGCAAAAGAATTCAATGAGTTTAGAGATAGGTTCGTAAAGGGTGCATCAGAACACATCTTGCCAAGTCAGGCTAATGATTTGTGGCACGACTTCGAAGCACACGCAGGGTACTCATTCAATAAGTCTCACGCAGTAGCATACTCAACGCTATCATATTGGACTGCTTGGTTAAAGTATCACTACCCACTTGAATTTATGTATTCAATTCTTAAGAATGAAAAAGATAAAGACGCTCGTACAGAATATCTTATCGAAGCAAAGCGTATGGGTATTACAATTAAGTTGCCACACATCAATGAATCAGATGTTGATTTTAAGATTGAGGGCAAGGGTATTCGATTCGGTCTTTCTGCAATTAAGTATATTTCAGACAAGATTGCAGATAGGTACATTGTTGGTAGACCATTCAGGTCATACAAAGAAGTAGAAGAGTTTACATTTACAAAGGGTAACGGAGTGAATAGTCGTGCATTACAAGCAATGAATGCAATTGGTGCATTATCATTCCCCGATAATCCTATCGATCAGGATAAGGTAAAAGAAAATCTGTATGAGTATCTTAACCTACCTGAATTCAATATGACAGTACCACAGCACTATCACGCATACATTAATGATATTGATGAATACGAAGAAAAGGGTGCGTTTATCGTAATGGGTATGGTAAAGTCTATTAAGAGAGCAAAGGGTTGGTCAAGAGTAGAAGTTCTAGATAAGACAGGATCTATAGGTATCTTTGATGAAGAGAATACACAGATTGAGTCTGGTAGAACATATATTATTCTTGCATCAGATAATAGAATTGTTTCTTATATTCCTGTTGATGAAATCAGGGAATCTAAAGAAGCACTTGTTAAGTTCTTAAACTACAAAATGCTTCCATACAAAGAAGGTGAGCATTATGTTGTCTCGTTTAAGCCACGAGTAACTAAGACAGGTAAGAAAATGGCTTCGCTTACAGTAGCAGATGCTGGTAGAGAATTACACTCTATCACAGTATTCCCAACTGCTTTTGCTAAAGCGTATATGCATATTAAAGAGGGAAATGTTTATAAGTTTGTCTTTGGTAAGACTAAAGATGGAACACCGATATTGGAGGATATAGAAAATGTTTGATGAATTAGCAGAACAAGTTCACGCCATTGCTACTGAAAAAGGCTTTTGGTTTGAAGAAGTAGATGATATTTTTATTGCTAAACAATTGATGATGATTGTGTCAGAAGTTGTAGAAGCAATGGAAGCAATTAGAAAAGACAAGGGTGAAGAAGAGATAGCCTTTGAGTTTGCAGATATTATTATTCGTGTACTTGATTTGTACGCAGGGTTAGTAGAAAATAAATACACTTCAATATCTTTAGATTGGGCTGTGATTAATAAAATGCAAAAGAATGCAGAACGACCAGAGAAGCATGGAGTTCGATTCTAATGGCTAAATGTGGTTGTGGTTTTACAACTGATCCAGAGGGCAATTGCAATGGCACTCACAAAGTTGTACAAAAAGTTAGAGAACAGATTGCACAAGATATTTTAAAGTGGCATACTCCAAATGATAATACAACTCATTGTTTATATAATGATTGTACTCACGAAGAAGATGCAGCAATAGCGAAAGGTTGGAAAGAAAATTGACAATGTCAGTAGATGATGTATTAGCACAGTTAGACCCAAAGATTCGTAAGCGTCTTGGGACAGGAACTGGTATTCATGTGGAGTATCAGCCAACACCTAGTTATGGTCTGAATAGGGCTATGAATGGTGGATTGCCTTATGGAAGGCAGGTATTAATTTGGGGTAGCAAGTCTAGTGCTAAGTCATCTTTATGTCTCCAGACCATTGGATTGGCTCAGAAAGAGGGTAAGGTGTGTGCTTGGATTGATGCTGAGATGTCTTTCTCTGCTGATTGGGCTACTCGTCTTGGTGTAGACACAGATAAACTAATCTATTCTGAGGCTCGCACAATTAACGATATGGTTGATGTTGGAACTAACCTTCTCAATGCTGGTGTAGATATCATTGTTGTGGATTCGATCACATCATTGCTACCTGCAATCTATTTTGAAAAGGGTACAGATGAACTAAAGGAACTAGAAAACACTAAGCAGATTGGTGCAGAGTCTCGTGACTTTAGTAATGCTTGGAAGATGCTTAACTATGCTAACAACAAAGTAAAGCCAACATTGCTAGTTCTTATCTCACAATCTAGAAATAACATTTCTGCAATGTATACCAGTCA